ACTGACGTTTAGGAATATGAATCTTTGAACCTACTTTCATCAAGGCCATGCGTTTAAAAAACATAACCTTTGTACCGGTTACCCTGTTTGCCTTTGACATAGATGAAGCCGTACCACCTCTTGTTGTTTTAACCTGACCACTCAGTTCATAGTATTTTGCCCAAAAGAATTTTTTCATTTGGACTGTTACAGTTATTGAACCACCTTCATTGTGTATCTCTGAATAGTCTTTGTCTGATTCAATAACAATGCGTGTAGGTGTTTCTTCAGTCTTACGAATTGATTGCATTAAATGACCTCTTTCACCACTTCCAAAGAGAGTCCGTTTGCTGGCCATTGGATTTGTAGTTTTCTTCCAGGGAGAAAAGGATATATCTGTGAAACCTTCTTTAACAAAGCTTTGTTTGAAAAACTTTACTGATTCAGTTGCAGCAATTCTGTGTGCTTCTTTCAACAAATCCTTACCTATATTGGAAAAATCAGGTACTTTATTCTTATCCATGATGATTTTACAGTACTATTCGTTCATACTTTCCTTGATTTTGTCGGTATTTTCAGTCACGAAGTCTCTATCATCTTCCGGAATTGACTTAAAATAGTTGTGTTCTTCGGTAAATACTTCACCTGTTTTGCCTGTATTGTTGCAAAATTGTTCGTCAATATTTACTTTTGGAGTTTCAGTTGCATCATCAAGGGTTTGTTCAAGCCAACAACGGCAACGAAAACCCAGTGGTGGTGTATACATATCCCAATCAGGGTCGTTTACCGGTCTAACCATACCATCCAGTGATGCATGTTCTTCACGAACCTCAGCATCTTCCATTGTTTTGAATATAAGATTAGGATAAATATCAATGTCCTTAACAAATTGTTCCCAATCTTTTGCACTGTTTGCACAACTGGCTACGAAGTTCTTTTCTACACCCAAATAGATATTGTTATGTAGGAAAATAACTTTTTGAGCTTCACCTAGGTATTGAGTCTTGTCAAGTCCTTTAACAGTCAGTTCCGTTAACTGTGACATTAGATTATAGGTCTTTGCCCCGCTAAACTTCATAAGGTTATCCCGTATCTGACTTGTAATTTCAGTCTCCAGGTAGTCTTTACCCCATGCTTCTGAAGCCGAATCATTAAAGGTATTATAATGACTTATAACCATCTCTTTATTCAGGTCTGATGGTTTAATTTTACCACTATAAATATGATTAGCCAATGTTTCAGCATTCTTATCCCAAGTTGAAGCTATTGCATTTATCCTTGCAAAAGGTGCATATTGAAAATTTACGGATGCACTAGGCTTTTTTTTTTGAGTGTCGGTAGTCGGTTGGTTTATTGGGTTAGGTACAACTTTTAATCCGATAATAGGTAACCCTGTACGTTTTTTGATTTCTTCCGTATCAAAATCAAAGTATTGAGCTAGTTTTTGAACACCATCAATATAATCAGTGATAGCAATAGTTTCCTGATTATCATATATAATTGTATGGGTTGCAAAGTCAGCATAAACACTGCTGAGTTTAGCCAGGCGTTGACGAATCTGAGTATTAAAAAAGTATTTAAATAATAGTTTGTCTGCTTCATAACGGTCTTGAGATACTCGTTCCTGTACTTCGGCGGCTCCAACAAAAGCTTTCTTATCTGTTGATGCTGTATTTCCCAATACACGTTTGCTTATTTGTTCATCTGCAAACTCATTTAAAGCTTTGAATGACTGATATGCATCTGAGTTATAGTTATTCGGAATTTCTACTTTCTCATTTCCCTTTAAAATGGTGAAATTGTTTGAACGAAAATTAGTAAGCATATCAAATAATTCTTCAGTACGTTTAGGGTCTTGACGGTCGGTTGTTACAAATACCGGTGGTACTCCAAACTTATCAATATAGGACATCCACGAACCAAGTCCTAATTTTTTTGCAAGTATAATCATGGCAAGTTCATTCAACATACCAAGTTCCCAATCATCACCTACCTGAATGTAATAATCACTGTAAATGCCATCCTTATATGAAATACCATCCGTATCAAATTCATAATTGACAATGATACCTGACTGTGCTATGAAATTCGTTTGTGGAATTTCCTTGACATGTGATAGTTCACCGTTCTCATCAAGGTCAAATAATTCAATGAGCGTTGTACCTTGAAAATTCTTACCAACTACTAACCGTACCATATCATCAAACCATGGACGTTCAAGTAATTTTTTCAAGTCCTCATTTTCTTCCCCTTTTTCGTTTACAATTTTATATGATGAACGTTGAACGCGCATTATACGTGAGTCTATCACAGATGCCAGGTGATTATCTAATTTAAGTGATTGATAGAACCGGCACAGTTCACCCCGTCGTGGATAATAAGGGTCGGTTGCTGATGCAATGGCTAATTTCCAGTCCTTAATTTCTTTTGCTTTGTAGAGTGTTGCTTGTCGCGTATAATCAACACGTGATTCTGTACGTTTATAGTATTCACTAAACAATGAATTACTTTTCACACGGCTTAAGATAGCTGTTTCAATTGCTGCTACAATTCTGTTTCCTTTTGGCATACTGTTTAAATGGTATTTAAATGAAAAAATCAGTGTTCGTACTATTACCTGTCATCAGTGAACTAGTCGTTCCATCAGATGCGGTTATTAAAGGCAATGAAGGGAGTGACATTGCACCTGATTGAATACGTTCTAGTTGCTTTGTAGAATCACTCATCAATGTAACATAATCTTCAGGAACCTTACGTGCAGCATTACGACGTACGGCACGATATACGACTATTTGAGCAATGATTTGGCGTAATACACCGTTACGCATTGGTTCAACTGTAGTAAATATCAGGTCGGTATTATAACGACCGGTAATGTATGAAACGACATAATCAATGGCCTTTTGCTCAAGGTCAACCAGGATAGCATCAGTACCTGCAATGTTGGCAGTACTATCATCTAAAAATCGTTCTTGTATGACCGATGCCAGGTCAGTTTCATCAATATATTTCATGCTCGTTCAAAATTATGTTTCATTTTACCTGATTGAAATGGTTTTTCATTATTATTCCTTTGAGTTGGAGTGGAATATTTTTCTAAAGCTAAAATTGCACACTGATCAGCATCCGGACTATCATCATGTTCGGTACTACCTTCTTCAACGGCGCAAAGTTGCATGATTCCTACCTGTGTATCTGAGTGACTTTTCAAACCCTCATTATAATATATTCGAGAGTTTTGATAATAGGGTTGCATTGTCAATATACGGTGCAATTTATTACCGTTTGAAGTCACCTTCATAATATTGAGTGAAATGTTATAATCATTTTCAGATTCAATAATGTTTCGTTCAACTTCTTCATTCCAAAATTGTGATTCAAATTGAAATATTACATTTACTCCTTGTGGCAAACTTTTTTTAAACTCACACATCCAGTTACATGCAAGCTTCATTTTGGCTTGTTTTACAAAACAATCTATCATAAAGAATTTACGATTCATTGTACCCCATACTTTAACGGCATTATAGTCACTTGATTCATTGTCAGTATATGCAATATCCCAATGTACCAGAATCATTTGCATATCTTCCAATTCAGGTAACTTTGTCCATTGGCATTGATCTTCACTAAAGTTTTTACCTTCTAATTTCGTTTCATGCAAGTATTCAGCATAGGCAGCAACTAATCCCATATCAATTTCCTGTTGAATATAGTATTCAGCAGTATACATAGATGGCCATGCCGGCTCATGAGTGACTTTATTATAGGCTTTGATTTGGTTAACTTTCCATTCGGGATGGCGTTCCTGTAATATGGTTTGAGTCATTATCCTGGCAAACTTATTACAAGCGTAAAGGACACGTCTTACTTTACCTGTCATTGTTGGGAGAACTTCACGCTCAATTTTATCAGCCTGTTTTCGCATGCGTTTTGGATTGCTGATGGTATCAGGAGTTTCAAGATCATCAATAACCCATAAAGTTGGCCTGCGTTGTTTGACACGAATACCACGAATCTTTTGCTTCATCCCGAAAGCCATACCAATAAAGCGTTGATCAATGGTTTTGAAATTACCAATAGCCCAATCACCATCACACTTTTGAGCTCCAAAATCGTTAATCAAAAGTGCGTTTCCCTCAAATTCTGCCTGAATGTCTGCTAATAGTTCAGATGCACGTTCACTACTGTCGGATAATAGACACATAAAGATTTCTTCACCACGCATCCATAACCATAAAGGAATGATCACATCAGCCCAAACGGATTTTGCCCCTCCTCGAAACCACTCTAAAAAGATTTTAATCAGTTCATCATTGGCAATTTGATTCGCAGCTAACCAATGAAATTGAGCGCAGTCAGCAGTGGCATAATGAGGTAAGTAGTTCTTAACCATATATACCACATCACGTTTTGTTCGCTCTATTCGTGTGTTTTGTTCTGCTTTGGTTTCAAAGGGGTTTACCTCGTTAGCTCGTTTGGTTATTTCGATTTTTGCGAGGTATGCATCAGCGAGTTTCTTATCGTTTACTTTTTGAGTAGCCATAGTTATGCAACCGGTGTTACTGAAATATCTAAATAATACTGATGATCTTCTTTATAATTTTCGTGTTCATCACGTCTACGAATATTGATTACATACCAAAGTCGGCCATGAAAAGCCGGTCCACATGACTCATGTTCAATTTCACCTCCTAAAAACTCAGTAAATTCCTGAATCATTTCTTCGTGAGGTCTTAAAATTTGTTGCCACGGTATCGCAATTAAATCTAAATCCCGGTTCATGCTTCCATGTAGAACTAAATTATACCCATATTTCAAAGCAATTTCTTTCAGTTCCTGATAGAAATAAGAATACATTGCCGGCTTAACATGAATAGGTTTTTCCATTATCCAAGTTCTTGAGTGCGTTTACGAACGTAGTAAGTTTGAAACGGGATGGTTTTGACAAATAAATCTTCATCAAATAAGCGCATAGATGTAAAAATATCATCCATGACATTGATGAATTCACCCAGGGTATATTTGTTATCTTTTTCTAGACCTGCCAATGTCTTGGTGAGCTTTGAAAGTTCATCTCCAATTTGTAAAGATTCTTTTCGAAGTTCATTCTAAATTAGCATCCTGTATTTTTTGAGCATCGTGTATTTCGTGTTCTAAATCTAATCTGCGTTGTGAAGTAAGTCGTATGATTTGTTTCACGTTATCCACATCGGTACGATAGGATTGTTGGCGTCCTTCACGCTGACCTTTCCAATCATCTTCAGTTGCCCAGGCTGATAGTGTTTGTTCAGTTAATCCAAGTGTTTCAGCAGCTCTTTTTTGGGTATAACCTTGTACAACTACCAATTCATAGGCAGAAAACTTCAACTTGTCATACTCCTGTTTTGGTAATTGTTGTTTACGCTCAGTTTTTGGCTTTAGGGACTTCTTTTTCTTCATGTGATAGCGTTGTTTTTTATGCAAAGTTGTACCTATTTACGGGGTTTTACAAAACATGATTTGATGTACTATAAAAATTTTAAGTGGAATAATAGAATTTATTTTATTTACTATAAAATTTTTATCTGTATGAAATACAAGTTTTTATACACCGAAATAACCCTTTACATTTGCTTCGAATTCACAATAAAAACAAGTCATAATTACGCTTATGTCAAAAAAATTGCAAATCAATATTACTTCTGAAGGTACACAAGGACGTGTAGACATTATTGGTAACATTTCAGAATGGGGTGACAATAATGCCATTGATTTTCGGGAACGATGCCAGGCGTTGAAAGATGCCGGGGTAACTGCCTGTTTGGTTTATTTGATGACAAATGGTGGTGATTGTTTTCAAGCCAATGAAATTGTAAATATACTAATTGAAATTTTTGGAACATATACCGGTGAAGGTGGTGCCATCGTTGCAAGTGCCGGAACTTATGTTGCAGTAAATGCAACATCTTTTGTAATGGCTAAAAATGGACAGTTTATGATTCATAAGCCTTCCGGTTATGTGGGTGGCAACGAAACTGAAATGGAAAATTATTTGAAGTTACTCAAAAATATGACCGTTGCTTATTATGATGCCTATAAAGCAAAATTAAAAACTCCGGAAGCTGACTTTAAAACTAAATGGGATTCCGGTGATATCTGGATGACAGCAGATGAAGCGAAAACTTATGGTTTTGTAACCACGGTAAAAGAACCTATCAAAATTACTCAAGCTATTGCTTTGGATATCGTGGCCATTGGGTCACCTATTAAAATTGACCCACAGGATATTATTAATTCAAAACCAAATACAAAAAACGAAATGAATTTACAAGTAACTGCAAAAGCACTCGGTTTACCGGATACGGCAACTGAGGATGAAGTTAATGCCAAACTTGCTCAAAATGCACAAAAGGCAAAGGACTATGATGCACTGAAGGCTTCAACAGACCTAAAGGAAAAAGAATTGAACGCGGCCAATATCAAGACAGAACTTGACAAGGCCGAAAAGGAACACCGTATCAAAGCTGACACACGTGGCAACTGGGAGCAAATGCTGACTGCCAACTTTGCAGGGACAAAAGCCGTCCTTGATAGTATTCAACCGGTAGTTGCATTGTCGACTGAAATTAAAGCGTCGGTTGATGGAAAAGGTGCTACTTACCAAGGTAAGACATTTGAACAAATGCAGGATGAAAACCCAATTATGCTAGCAGAATTGGAAGATGAAAAACCTGAAGCATACGCAGCTTTGTTTGCTGACTGGAAAACCCGTAACAGAATTAAATAAACCACACATCATACTGATCTTGACAGGTTGTAATTGTACGGCCTGACGTAAAGTATAAAGTGATAAAATCAATAGAAAAAATTATGGCTACAACAGTAGATGGCAATTGGCTGAATCAGTTCGTTGCACCTCAACTCTTACAGGAGTTTAAGAATTTTAAGGATGACTTTATGGGTGTCCTTCCAGGAGCCCCGGCATCGGCTCTAACAGCTGATGGTATCCGTTTCAATAAGCTGATCAATAATGTTAGCTTTTCAGTAAATAATACATCTGACTTTGTACCGAAAGCAATGACCGGTACTAAGACTTTTGTAGAGTGGGAAAAATATGATACCGACCCAACATCGGTTGATGATGCTGAAGTACGTTACCTGGCTTACGACAAACGTAATGCCGTTCGTGTGAAACATACTGAAGCATTTAAAATTGGTATGCGTGACCATTGCATTTATAAAATGGCTCCATCGGATAATACTAACCCAGATATGCCGGTTATCCGTACTACAGGTGCTGATGATGGAACCGGACGTAAACGTTTAAGGTTTGCTGACTTGGTTCAATTTCTTGAAACAATCAAAAAATTGAATTTGACGGATGAAAATCAGTTTTATATGATTCTTTGTCCTGAACATGCAACCGATTTGATTCTTGACCGTGATTCAGCTCAATACTTTGCTGATAAAAACATCTTCTTTGATGTAACGACCGGTGCTATTAAATCAGTAATGGGATTCAAGTTTTTCACAAATAATGCAACATTGGCCTATGCTGCTGATGGAACTAAAAAACCAAAAGGTTCTGCGTTAGGTTCAACTGACCGTAAAGCATCATTGTTTTTCTATGCACCAAATGCAGTGCATCATATTGAATCAGTGAAAATACTTTACAGTCCTGAAACACTCGATACTAAATCAGCTAATCCAACCAGTACTTTTCGTACTCAAACTTACGGACTTTGTGATCGTGTTCAGGAGATCGGGTTTGGAGCTTTGGTTAGTGGAATTGTATAACCCCTAATCCCTAAAGGGAAATAAGACCAAGTTTACTGTTGCGTCATAAATTTCGCTTTAGGGGTTTGTCTTTAAAATTAGTATTCATTTTTTCAATACATAAGTAATGGAAACAAAAGCAAAAACAACATTAAACGTCCTGAGTAAGGATGAACAAAAATCGGTTGCATCGGATATCTTTAAAATGTATCCAAAGGCTCACAAAGTAGTTGTGGCTTCCGATGGTCAGGCATTTATTACGGATGAAGGTGACTCAGCTGCAAAGAATCATGCAAAAAATAACCGTTACAAAAAGGAACTGGAGTTAACACCATTTACCCGTGATGGTCTTGAAGCAAAAACAGTTATTTTGGCTCAAAAAAAAGCCGTGGAAGTGATTGCTGAAATAGAAGCTGCTACTACGGCAGATCAGATTAGTGAATTGGCTACCGGTGATACCCGTCCAACGGTTATTGCAGCAGCTGCAAAAAAAATTGAAACCCTTAATGCTTCCAAATAATGGGATTTACAGGTGCTAATATAAATAAACTAAACGGCGGCTTGGGTCGTACTTCTGACAATCAGGATAGAGTTATCGTTCTGATTTGTGGAATGACACCCACGGCTAAAGTAGTAGCTAAAACCGTGTATCCATTGCTCGACATAACAAGTGCCGAAACTTTGGGTATTACGGCGGCATCGGATGCATTGAATGGTGAACTGGCATACTATCATCTATCGGAGATGTTCAGGCTTTGTCCAGGATTCACGTTCAACTTGCTTCCGGTGCTTAAGACTACTACTGTAGCCGCTTTAGTATCGGATGTAGCTCTACTGGGAGCTATCCGAGGGATTAAGAATGTAAATGTAATTGGTATTGCCGGTATTGCTTCAGCTGCATTAGACGTGATCAACGTGGATGCTTTGTTATTACAGGGAATGGTCATTTCATTTGCCACCGAACATCTGTTGATCGACGGTGTGATACTCGAAGGTGTTGCAAAGGCATCACTTGCTAATTATTTTAATGCCGGGGTTGATCTGTTCGACCTGCGTACTTTGGTTGCTGCTAATATCAGTGTGGTTATATCACAAGACCCTGCACAAACGGCGTTGAACGCGATTTATGCAAAACATGCATCTGTTGGCTCTGTTCTTGGGATGGTGGCCGTTCGGAAGATTCATGAGGACTTAGGTTCTGTGGACATTGAAATGAAGCCAGGAACACGTAAAGGTGAAGAAAGTTATTCATTGACTGATATGATCAATGGACGTTGGTTATCAGCTTCATTATGTGATGGTACTCCATTTGCTAACCTGACATCTGCTCAACAAAAATCATTATCAGACAAAGGCTACATTTATGTAGGTTCATTTACCGATTATAACGGTTTCTATCTGAGTGGTTGTCAAACGGCAGTCGCTATTACAAGTGATTATTCATACTTCAACCTGAATTGCATCTGGAATAAAGCTGCACGGATTATTCGTACTACTTTGATTCCACGTGTAAGGTCGAAAGTGCCAAAGGATAAAGCAACCGGTAACATTAAATCTACATGGATATCGGACGCTCAACGCGCTGTTGTGGACAAATTGCAGCCAATGATAACTGCCGGTAATATTGATGCATCCGATGTATTTATTGACCCTGCACAGTCGGTCAATGAAAATACACCCATGGCCATCAAGGCACAGGTTCAGGTAGGTGATATTGTTCACGAATTTGACGTGGACTTAGGTTTAACATCCAAAATTGTATAATCATGGATAAAGTAACTCTTATAAATAAATTCGGTAAAATGGCCGGATGGAATAGCGTAACATTGAATATGCTTAGCCGAGATGTTGAAGGTATCACAGAGTTATCCTATGATGATTCTGTCGAAATTGAAGGCGCACCTGGTGCGGGTATGTTTTTCGTGGGTTATTCCAAAGGAAAATATGTTGCTAAGTGTTCGATTACTCTTTATGTAGAGGAATGGAATGCCATTCAGGCAGCATTGCCAAAAGGGTCGCATTTGAGCGATATTAAGCCTTTCCCTATTATCGTGGAATACGAATACGATCTACGGAAAGTAACTGATATAATTCCTGCATGTATGATTCCTGGACGTGGCGTTGCAGTTAAAAATGGTGATAAGACAATCGCATACAAATGCGATCTGTTTGTCGGGGGTATGATTGAGTGGAATGTATAACCTTATTTTTACAACTTTCCCAAAGTAAAAGAAACTTTGGGAAAGTATTTAAACGGTATTTAAACAAGAATTTTAAAACAAAAAAATCAAACGAGTATGAAACTTTCAAGATTTAATTTATTGCTATGTATGGCTATTCTTATGGCCACTGTTTTCACGATTTGCGATGTTACGTCTTGCAGTTCAGTCATTCATTATGCCAGTAACATTTCAACTCAACATATCGGAATGGCCATGGCTACTGTAGTTATTGCTCCACTTGCAACGTATGTAAAAGAAAATAGTACAATTTTACCTACTGAACTGGCTGATTTAGCTTTAAAATACGGTAAAATAAAAATTCTATCAGTGGTAATTGAGGCACCAACTTATGATAACAATGGTGTACTAATTGAACCAGGCGAATTCTATAATTATGCATGCCGGCGTCCTGATCAGGGAACCATACGAATGATGATGGATTTTGCTAAAAAAGGGAAAACGGAAGAATACATCGAATGCTTTATAAAGAATATCGTGGTAGCCGGTGATATTGAAAAATTGAAAACTGATGGCCTTGTTTATTTGGGTTTATCAACACAAGTAGATAATTTTCTAAAACCTTACGAAAGTTTTTTAGCAAAGGCATAAGGCGGGAAAAGATACAGGACAATGATTTAATTGGTCAGGTTGATGCCATACTTCGAAAGGAATACGGCATCAATCCTGAAGAATTAGACTTTGAGAAGTATTGCAAGCTTTATGCAGAATGGCAATTTGTCACAAAAGTAAACCACGAAAACCAAAAGGCAGCAATATTGGACGCTGCATCTGAAATTCTAAAAGCACTAAACGAAAATGTCGGCACAAACAACCAGTTGGATACTTGAATTAGTTGATCACATTTCATCACCGATGAAAACTGTGATGACAAATTCAACAACAGCGGCCAAAGGTGTTGAAAAAGTAGGGACTGAATTGAATGGATTACAAGGTAAAATGAGTGGTATTGCCAACATGCCGGGTAAGATATTAGGTGCACTTGGTATTGGATTCGGGATGTTTCAGTTTGTTTCAATGATGGACAAAGGTATTGAAAAAGCTCATACACTCCATCTTGCTGAAGCGCAAGTAGAGGCAGGTTTAAAAAGCACTGGTAATGCAGCAGGTATGACTATGCAGTCGATTGATGAAATTGCAAAAAAGATAGGTCATGATGCATTAAATAGTAAAGCTGATCTTGTATCAATGGAGTCAATTTTGTTGACTTTTCCTAATGTATCACATAAGACATTCGGTGCAGCTTCACAGGCTATAACCGATATGAGTACAAGAATGAAAACTGATTTAGGTTCGACATCTTTACAAGTTGGTAAGGCATTACAAGACCCTATTCTTGGAATTACAGCTTTACGGCGTGCCGGTGTGAATTTCAATACCGAACAAAAAGAGATGATCAAGAACCTTGTGAAAGGTGGAAATATGGCAGCCGCTCAGACCATGATCATAACTGAGTTAAATAAAGAGTTTGGCGGTTCGGCAAAAGCTGCATTTGATGCTACACCAATGGCACGGTATAATAAAAATATTGGTGCAATTCAAGTGCAAATGGGAAATGCAGTAATAGGAGTGCAAACAATGATGGCTCCTGCATTGGAAACTATTTCATCTACTATGTTGAATATTTTTAAAAAAATAGGAGATAATATTCAACCTGTCATGAATTCTATTGCTCCCATTTGGGATACTATTTCACTGGTTTTTTCAACAGCATGGAGTTATATTTCTGCTTTTTTGGGTGAAGTGGGTGGTGTTATCAATTTCCTGACCGGTACAAAAGCAACCGGTGATGGTGTAGCTGACACCATGAGAACAATTGGTTCTGTACTTGAATACTTGGGTTATCCTATCAAAGCCCTGGGTGATATGCTTGTTTTCCTGATTGATAAATTTGGATTTGTAGGTATTGGGTATGGAATTATTACTGCCGGTCAATGGCTTTGGAATATTGCATTGGATGCAAATCCTATCGGTTTAATAATTGCCGGTGTTGCTTTATTAGTTGGAACAATTATGTATGCCTTTGATAAATTTGGAGCATTTCGGGGTGGTATTTATGCTACATGGGAAGCTCTTAAAGGATTTGGTAACATTATAAAAGAGTATGTTATAGACAGGATACAAGGCGTTTTATCCGGACTGGGTGGTCTAATGAAGGCCATTGTTCAAATGTTTAAGAAAGATTTTAAAGGAGCCTGGGAGACAGCAAAACAAGCCGGTATGGATTTAACCGGTATTTCAGCGGGTCAGAAAGCAATTGAAAACGCAAAGAATGCCGGTAAGAAGATCGGCTCAGCTTATCAACAGGGAGTTTCAGAAGTTGCAACCAATGACAAGAAAAAAGCTGAAGCGGATAAGAGTAAGAAAAAAGATACTGATTTGTCAAAAGGGGGAACTTCACCATTTATTCAACCTGCTGGTTTAGGTAGTTCAGCAACCGGAACAAAAGGCGGTTTGTCAGGTTCGGGTGGTGGTGTAGGTGGTGTTAAAACCATTAATCAAAAGATTGACATAAAAAATTACTTTACTGTGAGTGGTGGAGGTGATGTGGAAGGAATAGCCGAAAAGGTTGTAAGAGCAATTAATGACCGGTTGAGAGATGCAACAGTAGCTTTAAATTAAAGGAATGAATGAATTTAAGCCAATAGGCATTAATACAGCTATAGATTTACTTACTGAAGTATTTGGGCAACCGGTTTATTATATTCCTGGTACTACTCAAAGTTCAACAGTTGATTCTTATAATGTTTCGGTTGCAAGTGAAGATGAATATGACCGTTTGAGTCAGTTTGGTACGCCGGTAGTGGGTAGTTTTACTATTGCAGGTGGAAAATATAAGGTTTATGACAAAGTTACCGGAAAACTGGTCGACAAAGAATACAGTGATTTTGAGTTTCCATTGGCAACAATAGTAGATTTTTCAAGGCCAAAATATATAACGAAAACACCAACCATTGGAAGCAACGGAACGGTTAAAGAGATATTCGGTTTTGAAGATGCTAAAATTAGTATTCGTGGAATATGCATTGATGACCCTAGCAGGTCTGAACAAAAAACAGCTAAAGAGCAACAATTGGCATTATGGGCATTGAATGATATTGCAGACTCTTTAAGTATTCTGAAAGGGAAGATATTTTTTGAAAAGAATATTACGCGTATTGTGATGGAAGATATACAATTTAGTGCTGTTCAAGGAAAGCCAGGGATGATACAGTTTGAAATACCTGCCGTAAGTGATGAAGATTTTTTAATTATGGATATTTAAAAATGAAATTATGACATTTGCTTTTTATGGTGAAATAGAGTTCCCTGCTTCGCGAACGCGTGGAAAAGTAACTATAAGGAGATTCAGTAAGGTGAAAATTGAAACTAGTTGGAAGAAACTGACAGATACGGCAACGATTGTTTTGCCTAGAAAAGTAAAGGATTTCGACCGGTATAAAGTAAATGATATTTTTCAGGCCGGTGATCCTGTTATTATTCGATTAGGTTACGATGGTGATTTATTTGATGAGTTTACCGGATACATATTTAAAGTAACAACCGGGGTTCCGATTGAGATTACATTAGAAGATGAAATGTATATGTTGAAACGTGAAACAGTAAGTGTGAGTAAAGCTTCATGTTCGTTGAAAGAATTGATAAATGAAATTGCACCTGGTTATACAGTTCAATGTGATGATTCAGCTATTGGTTCAGTTCGATACTCAAAAAAGTTAGTTAGTGAAATACTGGATGATCTGAAAAGTAAAATGGGTTTGTATACTT